CTAAGATAAATGTATTGTGTGGATGCTTTACATGGAAGGCAATTTGGTGTGGACTAAATCTTAATTTATTACCCTTTGTTATCTTGAGTTCTAAGGTAAAAAAGTGGCCAGAATTATTACAGACCAATAGATCGGGAGTGCCATGTAAGCTAGTATTTTCAAGTCTATTAAGGGAAAAATTGGTAAAAGATTTCTTAACTTTTTGGTACAATTTACGCTCTGGTCCCATATGTTTTTTAGAGTAATTTTATCATGCATTAGTAGTCCTTCTGAAGTTTATCTGGCAAGATAAGCTTAGAAGGTTTTTCGGTTTTTAATACCAATCTGTGTGCACTATGACCTGGTTGACCAATAATTGGAGTAGAATTTTCATGTACTTCCATTCGTTTAATCTCATGTAATTTTCCTTTTATCTCTACAAAAATAACTGCATTTTTTACTGCGTCAGAGCCTTTTGTAAAGTTACTTAGAAAAAGTTGGAGGTCTTGTACTCTCATAAATCTTTTTGACTTAACTTAGCGAATAAATCATTTATCACGTTTTTATAACCTTGCAAGAGATTTTTGTTTTTTTCATTCTCAGATGCAGTTTGTTTTAATTGCCAAATTTCTTTCTTTAACTGGTCTATTAATAACTTATATCCCTCAATAGTTTCTTGTAATTCTTTTGAACTTCTATGTACTTTCATTCTTGACAATATAGGATAGTTACCTTAAAAAGTCAAGATGGGTGTTCCAAAAAGATTAACAGAAATGCAACAACGATTTGCTGAGTTTTTAGTATTCGGTGGACCAGATGGACCTATGACTAAAAGAGAGGCAGCTGTCGCTGCTGGTTATAGTCCTAAGAGAGCAATGGTAGAAGGAAGCGAACTAACTAATCCAAGAATTAGTCCTTTAGTTGTAAAACATATTTCATTATTAAAAGAAGAAAGATTAAGAAAACATGAAGTGTCTTATGAAGGACACATTGCAGAATTGGCTAGACTTAGAGAAGCTGCTTTGAAGAAAGGTTCTTTTTCTTCTGCGGTAAACGCTGAGGCCAACAGAGGTAAAGCGGCAGGGCTATACATAGACAGAAAGATAATAAAAACGGGAAAATTGGAAGAACTATCAGAGCAAGAATTAGAAGCAAAAATGAAACAGATTTTAGAGGATTACGCTCCTCTTTTAAATGCTGATGTTGTTGAGGGTGAGTCACAGGATATTAATGAATCCGAGTTATCTTCTTCACACAAGATGTTGGAAACACCGACCGCTCC